AAGAACCCTATTGGTCTGGCATCATAGCAGACACTAACCCACCAGAAGATGACCACTGGATATTCAAAGATTTTGAAGAGAATTGTGCTGATAATCATATCCTATTTAAGCAACCGCCGGGTCTACTAAAGAATAAAGATGGTAAATATATACGTAATCCCGATGCAGATAATGTCAATCATCTACCTCATCATTACTACGAGAACCTTGCTAGCGGCCAATCAAATGAATTTATCAAGGTGTTTTGTTTGGGAGAATATGGCGCCGTTGGATTTGATAAGCGTGTATTCCAAGAATTTAACCCTGATGTACATGCAGTTGATAGTTTAGAGGCCATACAAGGCGAGAAATTAATTTTGTGCTGGGACTTTGGACTTACCCCAGCTTGTGTTGTTCTTCAATTGTCAGCTCGCGGTCAGCTATTAATCTTAAAAGAATATGTAAGTGATGGATTGGGGATAAGAACGTTTGCCGAAATGATGGTGATTCCTGGGTTACGAAAAGATTTTCCATATTGTCAGGTTGGCACATCGGTTGCAGATCCTGCAGGAAATGCACGAGACCAAATTCATGAAGATATGTCTTGTATTGGTGAACTTAATTCATTAGGCATCCCTACCATTGCAGCACGTACAAATGATTTAGACCCACGACTAGGAGCAGTACGCTTCTTCCTTAATCGCATGGTTGACGGTAAACCAGCATTGTTATTGGACAAGAAGAGTTGCCCAACATTATTCAAGGGGTTTGTGAAGAAGTACGTTTATGCCCGTGTAGCAGTAGCAGGAGAAGAGAGGTATAAGGATAAACCCACTAAAAACATGGCTTCCCATCCTATGGATGCGTTAGGTTATGGCTGCTTAGAAATTGCAAGCGACCAAGTAACGCAAGACAAATTCGGTGGTACGAAGCATGAAAACATGTTTAACCCAGTTATGAGGATTTTTTAATGCCAACTTATCCTGTGCACACCTGTGCCGATTTATATCCAAATAATCCTTATACATCCATATCTTCTGCCATTAACCATAGGTTACAGCTACTAGAAGATGATAAAAAACACATGAATTTATATATAGTCGAACTTAAACATGACATTAAGCTTATGAATTTAACAATCGAGCAATATAAAAAAAGCATCGAAAAAGTTGAACAACTACTAATAGCTCATGGATTAAAACAGTTATTAACACCAAATGAGGATTGTTAAATGAGTTTTGAATATGTATAAGACTTGCGCCTATTGCAACAGGTTCTATAACCATCAAAAAAATGACAAAATGTGTAATGAGTGTAAGTGTCATTATGAGATTACATTTGAAAAGTTAAAATCCAACAAAGTATTACATGATGTAATGCATAGACTGGCTTATCGATAAGGAGATTAAAAAATGACAGCACAAGCACAAGTAACTTTAAAACTACACTTCGCAGGACAAGAAAATGGATTGATTCCGCGTATGGGCAGATTAAATGCACCCAATAACACACTTGCTCAAATAGCCGCTGCAGGGTTTTTAGATGGCTATCTAAAAGCAAATGGCAATGAATTAGTAGCTAGCGACTTTATAGCTGCCGTAGGTTCTGATGGCCACCAATGGTACAAGCCAGTGTTTACAAATGGTTCATGCCAATTAACAGTTTTACCATAAAAAAGGAGAAGTAAAAGTGTTGTTTTTAGAAGCTTTAGCAAAGTTAAAAGAAGGTGAGGCTATGCGCCGTGCTGCATGGGCAGATTCCGAAGGTTATTTAAAGATTCTCCCAGACATGGGGTATGTATGGAAGATTGTAACCCAACCAAATCCTAATGCTGGTAAC